CGCTATCCGCCGCGCAAGACCCCGCGTCCCGCGCAGACGGGGACGGCGGACGGCCAGGAGTCGGGCGCTCCCTCCCCTTCTGAGCCGTCCACCACCCCGGCCAAAGAAAAGGTGAATGGTTGATGGAGCAAGCTGCAATCGACGAATTCCTTGACGATCTCATCCAGGGATTCATCAACAACGCCGCTGTCGATCGCTTGATGGCGACGAACTCGGTCTCCCTCGTCACCATCCCTGACGTGCCCATCCTTGAGGCAGGAGTCGAGTACGAGCTCAGCACCGGCAAGGCCACCTTCACACCTGAAGACCTTCGTGATGCCATGACGGCAGCAAACGAAGATCCGAGCATCCCGACGCCACGCTTCAAACTGGGACATGTAGACCCTCGCTTCAACGCTCCGCAGTTTGACGCCACACCCGCGTTCGGAAAGTTCGTGAACCTACGGCTGGACAACAACGGTATGGTGCTACGCGCCGACCACGTAGGGGCACCTAAATGGTTGGCCGAGATAGCCGCGTCCGCCTACCCCTCTCGAAGCGTAGAGGGATACTGGAACATTGAGAGTCGAGCGTCGAACACCACATGGCGTTTCGTGCTCACTGCCGTATCCGCCTTGGGCATCGCTTGGCCCGGCATTCGGCAGCTTGAAGATCTCCCGCTCTACTACGGGGATACAATCCCGGACGACGTTGAAGTCGTCGCCGCGTCAACAGGAGGTGATCGCATGGATGACGTTGCGGCGTCGGCGAACCTTGACGACGTCCGCCGCGCTTTCTACAACCAGTACGTGCCAGAGAACTCCGAGGCCATGTGGTGGTGGATCAGGGCTGTCCTGGTCGATCCCAATGAACTCATCGTTGAGGACGACGAGTCCGGGCAGCTGTTCCGGCTCGCGTTTTCCTCGGAGTCCGATGGCGAAGTCTCCTTCTCAGAGGCCCAGGCTGTCCGCATTGATTATGTGGATGAGAAGCCAACCGAAGAGAAGAAGGCGGCGGCAACGTATGTCGCCGGCATGTTGGCTGTCGGCCGAAAGGTCGTAGCCAGCTGGTCAACAAGGGCGGAATCCCGCCCGTCAAACCCAGAAGGGGGTGCAATGGATCGCAACGACGCGATTCAGCGCCTTGGTCTGCCAGCCGACGCAACGGACGAGCAGATCAGGGCAGCCCTCTCGGAACTGGCAGGGGCATTCGTAGCACCGGCAACGCCGGACGCGACTGCTGCTGGCGGTTCCGACGGGGGTGGCGCCACCGCGCCGGATGGCGGAGCAACTCCGCCCGTGCCGGCACCTGTGGCACCGCAGGCAGCACCCGCTCCTCCCACAGCAGAGGAGCTCATCGCTGCCGCACAGGCAACGCCGCCAGCCACACCGGCTGCACCGCCTGCTGCACCCACCGCGCCCGTACCAGCAGCCCCGGCTGCTGTTGCGGCTGCGGACCTTGTTCCCGCTGGAGGTCGCCCTGCGGTCATGATTGACCAGGGCAACCTCGAGGCTCTCTTGGCGAGCGTCAATCTTGGCGTTCAGGCGCACCAGCGGGAACACGAGAACGAGAACAAGGACCTGCTCGCTCAGGCAATGGCCGCAGGGAAGTTCCCGCCTGCCCGTCACAAGGCATGGGAGGACTACCTCAAGGCAGATCCTGACGGCGCAAAGGAAGCGCTGGCCCAGCTACAGCCAGGCTTGGTTCCGATCGACGAGATCGGCCTTGCTGGCTCCGGCGAGGGGCATGAGCAGGTCACGTACCCGGTCGAGTTGTACCCGGAGATCCAGAAGCGGAAGCAGCGCGAAGCTGCGATCGCCGCTGGTCACTCGGTACGCAGCCGGGTGCAGACGGATGGTTCGTTGAGGCGGGGTGCTGTCAATGCCGCCTAACGAAGTCATCCCGTTCTACGAGGGCGCGTACGCGCAGGAACTTACGGTGCATTTCGACGCCGCTGTTGGCGGCGGAAGGTTCTGCGGTCCGCTCACCTCATACCAGGCAGGTGGCTCGCCTGGCCTCTCAACTGGCGCTGAAGGTGGCAACCTGCGTACAGCAGGTGTCCCAGCGGCAGGTGGCGAGGTCGCCGGTGTCGTCGCCTGGGACGTGGCCCTCGGCAAGAAGGGCAAGATCATTCGCGGTGCGGGTGTCATGCTCCCTTGCAAGTCGGGTGCGGCTGTTGCCGTCGGAAACGACCTGGAAGTCGACAACCTTGGGCGAGTTGTGCCCTGGGTGACGCCAGGCGTCAAGGTGGGCAAGGCGCACAGTGCAGTTGGTGCCGCGGATTTGGATGTGGTCGTGGAACTCTTCCCGATCCCGGCCCACTCAGTCGCGTAGGAAGGAGGGACATGCTCAAGGAATTCCACGGCGAGCGGGTTCACGTCGACCCGGCAACCCTCGCCCTCCTTGTCGCTGCCGGTCGAGCAGATCCGGAATTGCTCCGGATGCACTACCAGGCCGAAAGCGCACGGATCGCAGCGCGGTTCGAGCCTGGCCTCCCTGCTCCGGTACAGGCAGCACCATTCCCCGGTGCGATCGTCAATCCACTTGGTCCTCCGACGATCTCCCAGACCAACTTCACGGTTGATCTGGCGCTGAGGAATCCGACAAGAGTCATCACGCCTGTCATCATGGACCTGACGGTTCAGCGGTTCTTTGTGGACCGCGCCTTCACGTCCGCTGGCGGGGTGACCGGTGGCGCAGTCATCTACGACGATGTCGCTACCGATCTGTACGCAGACCGTGATGTGCAGATGGTGGTACCTGGTGCGGAGTTCCCGGAGATCGCGTTCAGTCGACGCGCTCCGAAGGTCGCAGAGGTCGAGAAGTGGGGCGGCAAGTTCCACTTCACCGACGAGGCTCGTGACCGGAACGACGTCACCCAGTTCACCAATGCCACACGGCAGCTGGCGAACACGATCGTTCGCAAGATCAACCAGCGGGGTGTTGAGGTCCTCGAGGGCGCAATCACAGCTGGCTCTCGTTCTTCGTCAGGAAACAACTGGTCTACCGTTGTCACCGCAGGTGCGACACCGTCGAACTTCACGTCGTACCCTGCACGTGACTTCGCGCGAGCAGACCTGATCGCGGAGCAAGAGGAACTCGGCATCGACTACAATCTCTGGGTTCTCAACCCGTTGCAGATGTTCGATCTCGAGGGCATCTACGGCGACAAGTTGGGAGCACTTCTCGACTCGTTCGACATCGACATCTTCGTCACGAACCGTGTTACGGCTGGCACAGCGTACGCACTGGCGGAGGGTCAGGTCGGAGAGATGCGAGTCGAGCAGCCGCTCGCAACTGAGACCTGGAGGGACCCGAACGGGAAGCAGCAGACGTGGGTGCAGAGTTCTGTGCGTCCGCTGATGTTCGCGAACAACTCGTTCGCGGTCCTCAAGTTCACCGGTCTCCAGACCTAGGAAGGGAGGTAAAGGAGCATGACCAAAAGAATGATCAAGTTCCGGGCCTTCCATTTCTACGTGGAGGTTCCGGCGCTCGGACTACCGGGCGAGAACACGCTCGTTGAGCGCACTGCGTTCCTTGGCCAGGAGGTGGATATCCCCCGCGAGGAGGACATTGACCGTGGCGAAGGTCTGGGTGCGTTCTACACCTCGGCGGAAGTCAAGAAGATCAAGGACGGGACGTACGACGGTCCCGACCGCGACATGCTTGCTATGCCGCCGATGGGAGAGCCAATGGCGATCCCTCCGCTCAATCCGGCCGAGGCGGCAGCGTCCGCTTCACCGCTGGGCGCGGGTGAGCCCACTGCGACTCCGGAGCGTCCGGAGCTCGACATCGCCGAGGCATCCAGCGAGATGATCGGTGCGTACATCAAGGAGTACAAGCTCACAGGTCCGGAGACGGTCGCCCTCGCAGGCGACAATCCGGAGCTCGCAGAGAAGCTCCTTGAGGCGGAAGGAATCGCCACCGACAACAGTCCTCGCAAGAACGTGACCGAGCCGCTCGAAGAGCTCGGCGCGAAGGCGCAGGCACCGGCGTAGGTAGCGATGAGACGGACCAGCATACGGGGGAGGGCAGCCGCGCCCTCCCCAGCTGGTCGACTCGAACAGGAGGAATAGGTGGCCGAACAAGGCCTGACAATCAGAAAGGTAGCAGACACGAGTGAAGGTCGCCGGGTCGTCATGTACGATCCAGAGACTGGTGATCGCAAGCTCGTCAACCCAGATACACCAGGAGATGATCACGAGCCGTGGCCGCTCGCTGGGATCCAGATCGAGCACTTGCCCAAGCACGCAATGCTGTCCCAGTCCTACGTGGCAGCGGCAAGAGCCGAGGGCTGGATGGAGGTCACGGGTGAGAAGAGAGTGTTCAAGCCTGCCGGTCCTGCCTCGAACCCTTGGCAGAACACGCACACCTTCATCCACCTGGACACCATCACAGTCAAGACCATGGACGGCGACGTTACATTCAACGTCGTGCGACAGCCCGACAAGTACGACACACCGCACGTCGTCGTAGATGAAGAGCGCAACATGGTGAAGTCGTCCTTGAAGGGCAATCCCGTTCCTGACACCGACGAGTACGCAGGCAACCCTGAGACTTCCGTCGACTGGTTCTACGTTCTGGAGGTAGCAGACGATGCCTGACTTCCAGCACAACATCGCCAAGGGTCGCGGGACCCAGTGGGTCGACGAGATCAGGCAGACGTCCGGCTTCAGCAATGCCGGTTACGTGAACTCCGGCTTGATCGTCTCGCTGTGGCGACGTGGCACTGACACCGACGACATCCTCAACAACCACGACGACATCGCGGCAATGGAGGCAGCGGCGCAGCCTGCCGAGCTCACCTCAGGTGTCAACGCGAACTACGCACGCAAGACCATCGTCGACACGACGCCGACGGTCACGATCGATGACACGAATAACTGGGTCGACATCGACATCCCTGACCAGACGTGGGTTGCGTTGGGCGCGGGTGGTACGGCGATCACCGACCTCAGCATCGCCTTCGATCCAGACACGACAGCTGGCACGGACTCAACGCTGCGTCCGTGGACGTTCCATGCGTTTGCAGTTACTCCGGACGGATCGGACGTCACGGCGCAGATCGCGACCCTCGGATTCTTCAGGTCGCAGTGAAGTCGAACAAGCAATCGGTGTATGGCCCTGCTGCGAAGCGGGGCCATGCGCTTCTAAACGGGGGAGGAGCCATGAAGCGTTTTGGGGTCATCGTCG